AATTAACATAGCATCTTCAGCTAAAAGTAATTGTTTCCAAATTCTTCTAACCTTATCTAACATTGAAGTACCATATGGAAGTTTTCTATCATCACCTAATAATCTAAAGTGAGCAACCTCCCAAGATTGAAACTCTAAATCTTTGTTTTTCCAAGTAAAACGAAGTTCACGGATTGGCATTCTTATTTCACCTTGATTTGGTGTTCTAGTCTGTGCGCCTTCCCATCTCTCGATTTCAAGATTTGGTAACTGTTGACAACCAACAACACCTTTTTCAGGATCACTTTTTAAGTAGACAAAATTGTCACCATATTTACATAGGTTTCTTGCCCACATTTGAAGATTTGTGTCAATATCTAATCTATTTTCAAATAAATCTGTTAGAATATTTTTTATTCTTTTTGATTCAGAGTATATGTTTAAAATTTTACCTTTTTCAGAAACTGTTGTTGATTCTTCGGCATAAATGTCTAAAGCAGCTGAAATCTCAGGAGTAAATTCCATTGATTCAAAATCATAATATGCAGCCAATCTGTTTGGTTCATAATAAACGGATTGATTGTATAATGAATTATCTAATTTAGTCCATTTATCAAAAAGATACTGAGATTGCTGTGCTTGCAGTCTAGCTTTTTCAAATTCAACCGGATCATCTGTCTTTAATAACTCTTCTCTAGAAAAGTTAAAAGACGGGGGACTTTGGTCTCCTTTATTTTGAAAACCAAATATTTTGGTTAATTTCTGAAAAACGGTCAAGTCTTGATTCGCCATACTATATAAATACTATTCTATTTAATCTAATTAATTTTTAAGGATTAATCAAGCCTTTTTTTTGTACCGAATAACCATGAATATTGGTTATATTGTTCTTTCGATGGTGCGTTCGATGTTGAGGACTTGGCATATGGTGAACTATCTATTTGCATCATACCGACCTGGTCAAAAGAAGTCCCATATGAATATACCTCATTTTTAGGTGCTTCATATGTTCTTTCTGACATAACCCATGATTCTAACATCGCCCTGTTTTGTTGCTCATTTCTTTTTAATTGTGTAAAAGAAATATCACCAGCATACATTGCAATAGCAATACTCATAATACTATCATCATGAGCACCTTTCATGTGATTTGGTTTACCGTTTATGTATACAAACGTGTTCAGTTCATTTAATAACCTATTTGATCTGATAATAAACCCATGTCTTAATTGTTCTTCAAAACATGCAACAATTTGTGTTCTTTTATTATTAAAGTTTATACCCGGTATTTTTTCCAATGCTTTTTGGTTATACTCCCACATGTTCTTTGTATTAAAACCATCAACAAACAAATCTTTATAATTCATTTCTTGTAGTTTTCTTGAGGTAGCAACACCCATACCACCGGTAATATCAATAACAATAAAAGCGTTATAAAGTATTCCCCATTTGTATGCAACAGAAGCTAAATCATCTGGTGGCATTTTACCTATATACTCTAACACTTGTTCTCTTTCATCAAAATCAATAATATTAATTGCGGAAAAGTCATCACTATCACCTCTACTAACGTCAACACCCATAATATATCTGTGACCTTGAACCGGTTCCTTCCATTGCCAAAGAGTACCTTGCATATATTTTTCATTAGGTACTTTTACCATGGTTTTTGCAATTCTTTCCATAGTTTCCGATGGAATAACACTATCACCAGATCCTAAAAAGTCACATTCAAGCTCCTGAGCAATTTTTCTCTTATCATACTTAAATTTCTTAGACATTGATTCAAACCAACTAGAGTAAGGTTGGTAACCAGCATCCATTAATTCTTTGTATTTTTCTATATCAAAATCTTTTAATACAACTTCATCATCATTATATTGTTCTCTGTTTAACATGTAATGAACAATATCTGGTACCTTAACCCAAACTAAATCTTTTGTGTAACGTGGATCTTTGAACCATCTTAAATCTGTAATGTGAAAATCATTAATCCCTCTAATAGCTTGTTCATATACACCGTAATAAATTGGATCATAACCATTTGGTGTTGAAATTAATATAATCTTACCACCTGTAGATAGGGACGCCATAGATGCTGCCCAAAAATCTTCACCAGCTTCAATATACGCGGCCTCGTCAAATACTAGAATTGTTGGTGTATAACCACGAAGCGCATCTGGTGAAGTTGCAACAGCTTTTACCTCACACCCATTATTCAAACGATATCTACTTTCAGAGTTTTTATCAGCAGAAAAACCAACATTAATCCAATCCGGCCACTGATCCAAAAAGTTACGAACCTTGTTGGCCATCTCTATCGCGGTATCTCTTTTGTTTGCAATAATAAGAACCCTTTCCGGATTCTCTGGTTTTGCTAATTGTAGTCTTTTAGAAATCCAAGCTGCAGTTACTGTTGTAACACCGGCCTGTCTATATTTTCTCGTGATATTTTCATTATACTGTTCGTAATCTTTAAGTAATTGAATCTGATCGGGAAATAATTCTAACGGAACATATTTCTTTTGTGTATTATCATATGTTTGTAGATACGTTTTAAGAGCATACGGCGTATCTTTTATTATACGCGCATATTCTTTTAATTGTTCTATTTTGTTGTTCATATATATAAATATAAAAAAAGTGGTCAAATTTGACCACTTTAATGTTTTGCGTGTTTATTAGTTTGATAGGTCTATCCCCAAATCACCTAAGAAATCTCGTAAATCGTCCTCGTCAATACCGTCTGAAGTTTTATTTAACTCGTCATCAAATTGCTTCATTGACATTCTATAGTCATAATCATTAATTTCACCATTAATCATTTGATACAATAAAGACATTAATCTTTTTCCATTTTCAGAGCCAGATAATACTTCCTTCATGAATACCAAAAATTCTTTTGCTGGCTTTGCAACAATTTTTTGGAAAAATATTAATTGAATACCAACTTTATCTTCATCAGTAATAATTTCTTCAGGAAATGATTCTTTAAGTGTGTCCCAAATTGCTGGGCCTAATCTTAGATCCCATATTTCTTTTTGTAGAGTATCTTCAAGTTCCATCACTCTAGCAGCAACATCTCTGTCTTTTGGTTGTCCATGTAATGCTGAAATTACTTCGTATGTACCTTTCATTAATTCATGAACTAATATTGGAAAATTAATTGCTGTTGCAACAACTCTTGGTGGATTTTCATTAGGGAAAACTTTTTCTTTACCGCCAGCCATTGGTGTACCACCGCCGCCACTTAAACCAAGACTCATGTTACCCATTTGCCATAACATAGAATCTGCGGCGGACATTACTGTTCCGTATAGTGCTGCGATATTTCTTTCACCAGTAATCTCAATTAATTTCTCTGTTGCATAGTTGTACATATAATGACCCTTAGAAGATGCACCAGCCATCATCGCATTTACCATTCTCCTCTTCGCTCTTTCTAATGTTAGATCTTCAACGTCGTCTAATATTTCTTTATCTAATTCAACCTCTTCAGGTTCCATATCTCCTGGTTCAGATTGCTTAAAACCTTCCGAACTTGGCATCTCAATTTTAGCCTCATATACAATATCACCTTCCTCAACACCCAATTCTTTCATAACTAATTCAACAGCCAATCTTTCAAGTTCTCTTCTATGTCTACGCTCTATAGCTTCGATTCTCATTTGAACTTGCATCATGGTGCTAGTTATACTACCTATAACATTGGGAGAAAGCGTTGGTAATCCAGTATATCTTCTAACATTATCAACTATTTGGCGATATCTTTTTGATGCTAATAATTCTTCAAAATTAGAATGTGGTTCTTCAGTACTTGGGAAGTTAACTTTTTTAAACGAATGTTGTCTGGTAGCCAAATCCCTTTCAATATCTGGGTGCGGTCTATCTTCTGAATCATAAGTCATCGGCATTTCATTAAGATTTTCTTTTAATCTTAATAATAGCTCTTTTTTTGTTATTTTCATAGTCTATTATTCAGCAGCCAACGGCATTGAATTTAATTTTTTTATTTTTGCTTTTGGTTTTGGATCAACCACTGGTTGTTCTTCTGGATTTCTAAAAGGGTTTCTTCTAGGATCTCTTTCCGGTCTATCAACATCTGGTTTTTCTCTTGGT